CCTTTGTGTTCAAATCGTAAAATGGTGTCAATAAAAGTTGTGTGAGCTTTATTTATTTCTCTTGCTTTTGCAATCTTCTGAACTATAGGGTGCTTATGTTCTTGTAAAAAATTTTTGGTAAAGGAAGGGGCTGATGATTTCTCGGTTCTGTCGTAGTGTAAACCAAGTTTATCAAAAACTTTGGCTATTGATCTGGCAGCCCAAATCTGCACTTCTATCCCTGTTTGTTCTTTTATTTCTTTTAACAGGTTTAACTCTTGTGATGTTAGTTCTTGTTTCAATTTGTGTGCACGTTCTATATCTACTCTTACACCTTTAAATCGCATATCTACAAGGCATGGGAATAGTTGTGTTTCAAGATTAAATACTTCTTCCAATTTTTGTTTTTGAATCTCTCTTGATAAAACTTTAAACAATTCTAGAGTTAACTGTGCATCTTTTTCTGCATAAGGACCAACATACATTGCAGGAAGCTTATACATTTCAGATTTAGGATCTATTCCCCATGACTCTGCTGCTTCTTTTAACGCTGTTTCGTTTTTAGTTTCTCCTAAATAATCAAAAGAAATACTGTTTAGTGTATACCATAATCTATTTTCATCTACCAAAGACGCCATGACCATTGTGTCAACAATAAGGCCATTAATTTTTAATCCATGAGATTTAAGCCAACACACATCATACATTGCATTATGAAATATTTTTACTGAATCATTTTCTAAAATAGTTTTAATCCAGTCTAAAACTTTATCTTTATCTAAATTACCACCACCTTCATGTGCAATTGGATAATAAGCGGACCAACCATCTACAGCAACAGCTATACCTACAATGTTACCATCACCTTTAATGGAACCCGATCCTAAAGATTTTAAATTTAAATCTTTTGTTTCTAGATCGATTGCAATATATTTATAACCTTTTAAATCTGGAAATGTTTCTGGACATATCCATTCGTTTTGAGCTTTAAACATTTAATTTATCATTGTTAGAAAACAATACAAACACAACATTGTAAACAAACCCATGTCTAGTGTTGCCATTTTTCTACCTCTCATTGCTATAATCCCTTTCAATAATCATCTCTATATAATGAATTGCTTTTAACAAATCTTGCTTTCCTCCTTTGTCTTTATGGCGACACAAATATTTAATTGCATTGCCTTCAGCAAACAATAACTTATTTTCATTAATAAATCTAGAGGGCTGTATCTTAAATTTTTTGTAATGTTGTCCTCCTATTTGTTTAAAAAATGCTTTGTTCATAGTATTGGTTCTCCTATTGTATAATAATAATCGTTAGTTGGTTCCATTAAATGCAAATTTTCTTTTGTTCTTGTAACTCCAACAAAAAATAATCTGTGTTCAGGATCAGGATTATTCAATGCTGCGTTATAAACAGTTCTTCCTAAATCTGGAAATAACACAACATTATCGCATTCTTGACCTTTTACTGAATGAATGGTTGAAACTTTTATTCTAGCGTTTTGCATTAGATCATCACCACTCTTTAATAAACTTTTCATAAACAATTTTGTTTCTTCTACTATATCTAATTGTTCCCAGTCCCCTGTAATCATCAATCCATGATTCATCATCAAGTCATCAATATCTACTAGTTTTACATTTTCTAATGATTGCCCTTTTGCAAAACCTCTTTTGACATGTTTTTTGTCACAATTTAAAACTTCATAAATACATTTAGCTTCTTCCCCACTAACAGTGGCTCCTTGATTTAATCTTTGCCAAACTCTATATGCTTTTAAAATATCGTTTGACAATAAGTCATTGTTTTTACTATCAAATCTTATACCTAAATCAGATATATATTGTCGTATGGGAGTTAACATATTGTTAGTTCTTGCAAGAATCATCCATTCTCCTTTACTAAAATCTAAATTGCTTAAAAGTTGATTCTCAAAAATATTACCCTGTGCTTCTTTTGGTTTCCATTCTTTGTTTAATCTTGTGTGAATATTATTTAAAATTTCTAATGATTTATTATAAATTAATTTAGGAACCCTTCTTGATTCTATTTTAGGATCAACTATGCCTTTCAAATTAATAAATATGGAAGGTTCTGCTCCTTGGAATGTATAAATAGTTTGATCATCATCTCCAGCAACATATGATCTTTTACATTTAGATTCTATGTAGAAAAACATATCCCACTGCATTGGATTTAAATCTTGTGCTTCATCTAAAAATACTACATCCATTGGTGGACATTTATCTTTTTCAATAAATAATTTAATCATATCAGAATATTCAATCATATTTGTTTGAGCTTTGTATGAAATTAAATCTGCATTTATTTGTTCTAACAAAGATACATTTATATCTGATAAATTTAATTCTATGTTTGCTTCATTTACATTTATTTTTTTGGCTCTAGCGTATTCAATTATATTCATGTAATCGTTTTTGTGAACAACGTATCCTAATTCAGGATCGTATTCATGATCAAAGTTTAAGTGTTGGCATATAGAAGAGAAATTTTTAAAACCATTCCATTTCTCATCTTTTAGTAATTGTTTTGAAGTATCGAGACATAATTCTTTAACACCAAATGAATGCATGGTGCATATGTAAGGAAATTCTTTTTCTGGAAATAATAGTTTAATTCTTTTTTGAGCCTCTTCAGTTCCTGCGTTTGTAAAAGTTATGTACGCAATTTTTTTAGAATCAATTTTATTTTCTTTAATTTCTTTAATTAAATACTTATTAATTAAATGATGAGTTTTTCCTGTTCCTGGAGGTCCAGGTATTTTTGTTCTAATACAACTCATGAGAAAGAAGGTTCTTTCATTTTTGTTTCTCTTATTTCTAGTTTATCAGGATCAACTGCTAACATCTTTAATACATGAGTTGATTTACCATTAATTTTTATTGTTACATCTTTTGCTCCAAAAACGGATTCTAACTTTTTAATGGTTTTATGATATGGTAAATTCCATAAATTAGATTTTTGTACAAACTTCCAAAATGGTTTAAACATAAACATAGTGTAACCATTTTCTGTGTGTGCTATATTTCTCTTAACATCTTCTATTGATTTAGATTTTGATCTACTAACAAATTCTACAACTAATTCTTGTAATAGATAATCTGTTTTTGCAGATGGTGGTGCTTTTATTTCTTCTAATTTTGTAAATAATTTAGCTAACATTTTTCTCCAAATTATTTTACCTACAGGAATCATTGGTTTTCCAATTTGATTCATACATGCAATAGAAAATTTATCCGCTTCATGAAGTGTAGTGTCATCTACTTCAACAGTTTCTCCATCAACTGTAGCATAGTAAATAGGTGGATCAGAAGTAAACTTTCTAATAGAAGATATTTCTAAAGATGGTAGGTCATCCCCAACACCAAATTTCCTACGTGAACAAGTTTTTGCATCACAATAACTTACTATGGGATCTTCTTTACATTTATATTGATAAGATTTTTTAGATAGAGAATCTATTGTGTTTTGTATTTCGTTATGTGTTAATGGTTCTGGTATGTATTTAACATTGTATTCATGTAACTTATCCATCCAGTTATCTGGAAATCTTTTTTTAAGATAAACAGCAACATTATACATTCCATTATTTCTAGTTCCTTTTGATATCAATTTTTGTGTAAGTAGTGCAACTAGACAAGGTGGTGCTTCTAACAACATATCATCGTTCACACTTTCTGATTTAAAATTAATTAAATCTTTTTCTATTACAGAATATTTGTCATATAATTCATAAAATTCTTCTAACGTTGCTTTCGTTCCATCGTCCTTAAATGCATATCTAACTGTTTCTCCGTTCTTATGGTAAGGTAAATTTAAAAAACTACCAGTGTCTCCACGTTCAATTCTAATGTAATCTTGTTTTGGGAATATTTCTGCCTTTGAATAACCTAATATGGATGCCATCTTTCTTAACTTCTCTCGCATTAAAGAAGCTGGTACAAACTCTTTTGTGAACAAAAACACATGTGCTCCACCAGATTTTGATCTAAATAATATTAATGGAAGATTTTTGCTTCTTATGTTTTGTAAAAATTTTTTATGGTCAAATGGATAGGCGTCTATGTCAATACAACCCCATTTGCATTTGTTATCTTCTCGTATTGGAACTATTCCAAGCGCTGGTTCTTTACCATCTAAATGGTCTTTCCAAAGCTGATTTGTAACTTGTGCTCTAGTCGTTACAGATTTTGTTTCATGCTTACCATCTTCATCAAACTGACCTGTATTTTTAGTTTGACCATAAGCAGAATTTAAACCTGAAAATATATTCTTAAACTTTTCCATAACATTCTGTCTTTAGTAAGGCGGCATTTCTGCCGCCTATATATTTAATTTCCGTTAGCTAAGCTTTGATAGAACTGTTTAGCTCTTTCATAAACAGCTTGGTCTTGTACAGGACCAATCTTTGATACGTTGTAACCATACCATTGATTTCCCTTACCGGAATTTAAGACAGTTGTTATTTTATAAACATGACTAAAAGATGGCGGTGTGTAAGTACCATTTTTTCCATTTAATGTTATTGACATCATCATGGAATTCCATTTTCTGCTTATTTTACCTTGAGATGAACTCATAGATATTAATGCAGTTTCTGTACTTTCTCCGTCAGTTATCAATACAAAATGTTGACCTACAGTTAAGATATAATTTCCATTAGGAAGTCTATCTTTACCGATTTGATCTTTTGTAGTTTTAGTTAATATATCAGATGTATCTGGATATATTTGTTCTGGTCTTCCTGAACCAGTTCCATAATCAGACCATTCTTGATATTCTAATTTATAATGACAAGGAACAACACTTATTCCTTTTGAACCATCATAAATTTTTTTGGTTACTGTGTTCAACAGCATACCTGGTTCTGCTCCTTCCACATACGCTTGATTGCGTTTCTGTGCTTCCGCTGAACCATTTTGTAGTAGTTTTAAAATTGGAAGAGCAACACTTTGTTGTCTAACATTTTCAAAACCTGCGTGTGCATCTGCTTCAAATAAAATACTTGATGGCAGAGGCGCAGCTTTTTTGTTTGCCACTTGCTTCTCGCTTCTCGTTTCCATGTTTCTAGTTTCTCCTTGTTATTTTTGTCTGGTTACCTGCAAACGTTTTAAAGGTATCAGAGGGCAAATCTAATCCAGATTCGACTCGCTCTCTGAATACCGCTTTGAGTGTCTGTGAGTGTACGCCTACCTTCTGGACAGGTTCGTAACCCTGACCTCGTGCAAGGCCAGCATATTCTGCAGCCTTGTTATCTTCGCCTTGGCCAAAGGTAACAGTGATGTCATTTTTAATGACGTCACCTAAGCCATTATTACGAAGCCATTGAAAAGCCTTATCCTGAAATTCAGGGATAATAGATGCACTGTAAAAAGGTTTAACTTCTACAGATTCACCATCTTTGAGCTTTAATTTTGTTATATGCATATCCTGCATCATTGCAGGTATTTCAATTTGTGAAAGTATTCTAGCTTGTTCTTTTAATTTACTCAAGCTTTCTTCTGCATTTACAATTTCATCTTCTAAATCTTTTAATTTTAAAACTTTGTCAGATAAAGTTTTTGCTGCGTCAATTTGTGTTAACGACTGCACTCGATCATTTTCAAAATCTATATTCATATTTACCTTTCTGTTCTTTCTATTATAGTTAGTTTAAATTAAATGTCAAGACTCCTTTTTTCCAAATAAATTTATTTCAACAGAATAATAAATCTTTTCTTGTTTATCCCACTTTAATAAATTAAATACGCCATTAGTTAAATCAGAAACAATTGCACACGCTACCCCTATGACTGATGGGTCACCAGTACACAATATATAGTCGTATGGTTTATAGTTCTTTAACTTTTGCCGCAATTCAGATATCATCGGTCCTGGAGTTAAAATAATTTGTGCATTTTCTGGCAACAAAACTTTTAATTTACCAAATTTACTTGCTCCTAAAATATTTATTTTAGGTGTACCAATTCTGCTACCAGGAATATCTTGTAACACGTATACTATTTTATCTTCCATATTTCTTGACAAGATATATAGATATACTATATATCTGTCAATAGAAAGAAATTATGAATTTTAAATTTAAAACAAAACCATACGCCCATCAACTTAAGGCATTAGAAATGTCTTGGGATAAGAAGGTATTTGCATATTTTATGGAAATGGGAACAGGGAAATCAAAGGTATTAATTGACAATATTGCAATGCTTTATAGTAAAGGCAATATTGATGGTGTTCTTATTATTGCACCAAAAGGTGTTTATAAAAACTGGGTAGATGGTGAAATTCCAACACATATGCCAGACTATGTTGAAAAGAAAGTTGTGTTATGGCAATCCAACATTAATCAAAAACAACAAACAGAACTAGATAAATTATTTAAATCAGATCATAAATTACACATACTCGTTATGAACGTGGAAGCTTTTTCAACTAAAAAAGGTAAAAACTTTGCAGGTAAATTTTTAAATTGTCATAAAACTTTAATGGCAATAGATGAGTCCACAACCATTAAAACACCATCAGCACTTAGAACTAAAAATATAATTAATTTAGGTGAAAAAGTTTTGTACAAAAGAATACTTACAGGATCTCCGGTAACTAAATCTCCTTTAGATTTATTTACACAATGTTATTTTTTAGACCCATGGTTGTTAGATCATCAATCATATTATACTTTTAAAGTAAGATATGCTGTTTCTCGTAAAATTATGGTAAACGGCAGGCAAATTGAAATTGTAGTTGGCTACAGAAATCTTGCTGAGTTGTCAGAAAAATTAAAACCTTTTTCTTACAGAGTTTTGAAAGAGGATTGTTTAGATCTACCACCTAAAACATATATGAAAAGAACCATTCAATTAACTGATGAGCAAAGAAAAGTTTATAAACAAATGAAAGAAACGGCTCTCGCTACATTAAATGGTAAATTAGTTACAACACATAATGTAATAACACAGTTAATGAGACTACATCAAATAACTTGTGGTCATTTTAAATCTGATGATGGAAAAATACAAAAGATATCTAACAATAGATTAGATGAATTAATGGATGTGCTTTCTGAATTAGAAGGTAAAGCAGTTATATGGGCCCATTATAGATATGATATAGAAGTTATTGTTGAAGCAATCAAAAAAGTTTATGGAGATAAATCTGTTGTAACTTACTATGGAGATACAACTACGGAGGATAGACAAAAGGCAATTAAATTAATTCAAGACAAAAATAGTTCAGTTAGATTTATAGTTGGTACACCACAAACAGGTGGTTATGGTATTACTCTCACTGGTGCATCAACTATGATTTATTATTCTAATGGATATGATTTAGAAAAACGCCAACAATCTGAAGCTAGAATAGATCGTATTGGTCAAGAAAAGAATATGACTTATATTGATATCATTGCAGAGGACACTGTTGATGAAAAAATCGTAAGCGCCCTCCGCAAAAAAATTGATATAGCTTCCCAAATAATGGGTGAAGAATTAAAGAATTGGATTTAGTTTTTCTTTAAACTATCCAAAATATCTTTTTGCCAGTCTTTTAC